GGTCATAATATTTTTTATCAAACCAAATTGGCGGAAATCATTCTGAACATTAAAGGTTTTATACTCATTACCTACAAGTCGTGCTGTATACATAAGTGCAGAAGCATTTAAGTCGTTTCTTGGGTCATGACCCATTCCACCAGAATCTAGACAGACCATTGGACGAAGAACCGCGCCATGGCCGGTGCCAGACTCGCTCGCGGTGAGTTCTGCCCATGCCTCCTTCCCATATCCCGAACCAAACTCATGGACGCTTGGGTTAACAAATAAACTCTTCATAACACATTGAAATATTTTACCCCTATTGTCTGTTCGCGCATGTGCTAGTGCGGAGGATGCATTTAGGTCGTCCTTTTCGTAAACTGCGATAGAGATGGTACTATTAGCGGGATATCCGACTCCGGTTGAGTCAACAGCAATACCAATTACCTGTCCAGGAATTGCCGAGTCCTGTAAGTCGTACTGCTCTTTCCTAGAAAATGATAGTTGGTCAAGTGGTTTCCCATTGACATCAGTTGGGTTAGGTACACGCTCTACTGGAATATAATTTGAAGTAAGATATCTTCGGGCAGTAAAGACCCCGACATTATACATAAACTTCCAAGTGTATCCATCACCACCCGTGAAAACGGACGAAGTGGTGCCAGTTGGTTTAATTGTTGAGTTTTTAACGACTCCGTTAACACCCATGCCTTGCTCTATACAGATGTAAACATTATTTTGATCAGTGATAACATAGTAAGAACCTATAATATCATTCAAAGTTCCAATGGTTGTGTCTGAACTGTAGTTATTATCCCAAGCAGTATATATCGATCCAGCAGACCAGTTAACGCGAGGAATAACATAAGATACGTCATCAACTTTCTTTGCGGATTGCAGAGATGATTGAAATTGTATAATATCATCGGTTGAGGCATTGGGAGGAGGAGGGTTTCCAATAGTTGTCCATTCCTCTGCTTTGCCGATACCTATCCAGTAATTATCGGCTGGAACTGCTGGAAAATCTACGGGGTCTGTGCCGACTTGATTTTTACCAGTAAAAGAAGAATAAAGTTCATCAAGTAACTCCCTCTTCAAAGTATCTGTTATTGTTGCTGCCATTGTTATCTCCGAGTATACTCTACCAAAATTTATCTAGTTTAATGAAACATGAATCACCAGCAGATAGACTGCCATCACCATATAATTCTGCGGAAGTGGTTCGTACAAAGTACCAATAGTCTGATGAGTCGGGTATGAAATCATATGAGGGAACTGGTCTTGTGTTAGGCACAAGAGGTGCAATGTTGTTTGGGGGATTAGATTTAGTTTTAAAATATACCGTACCAACATATTGTCCAACAACTTTGAAACTGGAAAATGAAGTACTGCTCTCTTTCTGATACATAGTCAGAATAGTCGGTGTAAACACCGAATCCCACTCACCAGTGGCACTATTGTAATCTTTCTGAACGCTGGTGGTGAATTTTTCTCCCAATTGATCAGTTTGAGAAATACGAAAATTGGTAAAATCTTTCATATTAGAAGGAGAACCATTGTTATAGGTATTAATTTCTCCAGGAGATGGTAAGGTGTTAGTGAGATCAGTTGTCGTACCAATCACGAACGATTTCCCTGGCCAGTCATCAGTACTGTTGTAGGATTTTTGCCATAGTTCAGCAAAGTTGTTATTTATCTTATCTGCGGCATCTCGGAGACTATCGCCAGTGCCATCATTAGCTATAGTACCTTTCGCAATGAATTCTTGAGTTGGTATTGCCATTAATATATTCTCTTCTTTATCTTCTATGAGTTTATTTATACGTCCACAAAGTAATAATTATCTAAAATATTAGACTATTACTCTATGGCGTATCCGGTAGTGGTATCAGAGAGTCTGGATATCGAGCATATTTTAAACTGTCTGTCCTAGAAGCAGCAAGTTGATTATTAATCAGGTACACTCCATGAGTCGTAGATGTATTTAGATTAGGATTATTATCTTCTACACTGTAAGTGTTAGAAAATATTGAACCACCTTCAGTAGTGGTTAGCGGTATCAGTGGTAGAATGTCACTATTGTCTTCGTTGATGCCCACTCTAGTACTCTCCTCTAGCGCAGTTCCCGCATAGCATCTAATCAGTCCATTTTCTACGACTATCCTTAATCTAAGTTCAGTTCCTTCTGTATGGGGGTATGGCGCACTGATACCAACTATAACAGCGTCCGTACTCTGTCCAACTTCAACCAGAGCAAGAAAGGAGTCTGTACCGCTAGTGCCAGAATACCAGACCAAACTTAATCCAAAATCAGTCTGACTAGCATCGACACAAACCATCGGACCCGCAGAAGTTGTGTGATTTCCTGCCCATCTGCACTCCGCTGATACATTCCTACCAGTAATGCCCACAAATTCGCTAGATATATCTTTATAAGCAGATGCCCTAGAAGTTCCAGTAGCACTCGGAGAAGCGATTGTCCAGTTTGTTCTTTCCCAGTAATCAGATCCATCGATGGACGTACCGCTCGAATTGACTGCACCTTCCACTGTGATAGAGTCCCAATAACTAGGACTCTGCACATGTGCAGAAAGATAAAGAGGAAGATCAACTACAGTATCATTCAAGACAAGTCCTGAGTCTACATTGTAAACGGCAGGACTAAACGGCACTCTATAATTTGCAAATTTGGATGGTCGGTCTGCCATCCAGTTTTCAGTGAGATTGCGGTCTGCCAGATATTCTGTGCTGAATTCCGTAGTTTCTCTTCCTATTGGAGTGACACCTATTGGCCACCAGTCCCAAAGACTTTCTGTTGGTCCTGGGTACGGCACTGGTTCAGTCATTCCTGGGGGAATGACAGGGTTGCTAGGAGGATCAAATATTCCAGCAGCAAAGTAACCTTGCCAACCACTTACTTGAACCTCTGGTTGATATAAAGAAGAATTTGCAGGACGGGGATAACTGTTCACCTCGCCCCTTGCTTCAGGCGCATTAACGACACTGTAAGGACCATAATTAGTCCCGTCAACAGCTTGTGCCGTGTGAGGTTGCCACTGAGTGTTCAGGACTGATGTATTCCATACATTATCTTCAAGTTTTACATTAAATCCCAATCCAGGCAAGACATCCATCTTCAAAAAGAGTTTGAACCTAGAGTTTCCTGGGTTTGTCGTATTGATAGCACCAAAGGGAATATTAAAAGTACAATCGTGGATATGAATATCCTTTATTTGTTGTGGCACTGTAGTCGCAATCCCAGTACCCACATTGGACGAGGTTGGTGTTCGCGTCACTGGAGTCGAATTATTGCGAGGAACGGTATCGAACTCCCCATCGGTGCCGCGAGCAACATTGATGAGGTCGCTTCTGGTTGTATCGGGACCAGCAGTAAATGTAGAGTTTTTAATCTCGATACCTTGAGCGTCCCCCGTAATGTTTATGAACCGTAATCCAGGATTATACGCTTTCATATTGTCTACAAGAATATCTCGCGCATCTCCTATACCAAGTGGACCTCCAAAATTTCTTCTACTGTCGTCATTGATACTCACTTGATCGATTATCTTAACATTTCTAGCGTAGTGAGCGACTGTTGTCCCAGCATGTCTATTATCATGAGTAGTGCATCCTGTAAGGGTTATATCATAACCTGATGTTATATCGAACCCGTTCTCACCATTATTAGCAGAAACACAACGGAGGACTTTATGGTTCCCACCAACATCGTCCCATCTTATTCTATTTCCATGATTCACATCGGCATATGGACTATTAGAGTGCCACACGATGCCATCATTAGAACGACACTGAGCGACTCTAGAATCCCTAATCAAAGTGTTTCTTACTGGGAATCCTCGCTCGTCATTTGGGTGATTACCCTTGCTACCATAAAACCCAAAACCACCATTCATCGCGTCTGTGCAGACACAGTTATCGATGAGATAGTTTTCTCCAATATTAAAACCTGTCCCCACCCTAGTATATTTTATATAACAGTTTTTCAATGTAATATCATTACACCAATCGTCACGGTAAACTCCATCATTTTCATCACCAGTAACACCATCGCGATTGATACCTCTACCATCAGTTTGGAATGCAGCAGATCCAGATCCTACGATTGTAAGTCCTTCGAATGTCATATGCTTAATTCGTTTCATGGTAAACAGTGGGCCAGCGTCAGCAATCTCAAAATGGTGAGTAGATATATCTTCACCATCTTTGGGTCTGTAATAGACTTTCCCTGGCAGGTCTTCCATATAGAACTCGCCCTTCGCCAAATTAGCAGCAGTAAAGGATGGATCTCGCCAAGTGACATTCAACGCTCTGACAAGTCCGAGTATGCCCTGCGGCATGGTGGTGCCATCATCCCATACATCGGCAGAACAACTAAAGAGTATTGATTTATTTACGTTTAAGTCCCTTACTGAAGGATTAGCCGTTTCCCACACCCCAGTATATAAAGTAGAGTTTTCCCATCCCGTAATCACATTAGCCTGAGTAATATACATGTTTGGATACTTTTCTGCGGGATTGGTTAACGGTCTGTCGATATCTCTCCTCAGATATGCATTAGAATTAGGATCTCCTTTAAGAGTCTGTGGTGATTCATATGATCCATATTTGTTCGAAAAATAATATCTGTCGTTATCGTCAGACTCGTTTATACGATACGGATTTGTCGGTCCATTATCAATTCCAATAGTTGTGTATCCAGGGTTAATTCCAACAAGCAGAGCTTTTGTAAGGGTTTTCCAAGGAAATGCTAGACTCCCGTCCCCAGTAATGTCGTCACCTTCCACATTATCAAGATAATTTATGTTCCCATCTGCCTCCTCCCCATTTCCTGGGTCATCAGTTGTATCGTCTTCATAGATGCCAGACTGGTTTCCATCGCTTACCCACAAATGTGATCCAGCCAGAGGATTTGGAGTAGTCCCGTCAGATAAGAATTCGTTGGCTGGGACACGCCTACTGAAGTTACCCCTTTTATCGACAGTTCTGATAGGAGTACAGGCAGGATATATATACCAAGTATCGTTGTTACCAATGTATCTCCAATATTCACCTTTAGGAGTACCGTTAGGGTCTGGCACCTCGCCAGTGAAGCGTGGTCCACGAAGCGAAGGTTCTATATTTAACCCATCGTCATACCACCACGCTTCCCTGAAGGTCATCCCAGGTCTGTAACCGTTACTTCCCGACTTAGTATTGTAATTGGGAACATACATTGCTTCATAGAACTTAACCCCACTTGAGTTAAAGTCTTCTTTACTTACCATCTCTGGAGGTCTATCAAGACCTGTGGTGGGATCAGGCGTAGTATCGATTGCCTTTCTCCAATACTCTCGCTTGGTAAGATAATTATCTACCATTTCGGTTTCTGGGTTTGATATAGTATTATAATACTGCTTACGAGTAATTGTACCCTCATGGTCATAGTCGGATATAAGTACAGTATTCCCAAATGCATAATCTACCCTTTGAATAAGACATACATTTAATGTGCCACTATTGTTCTCATCGAAGTTAAATTCTTCTCCCTTATGAGTGACTATCTTACTTCCTTGTATTGTGCTAGCAGAAGTCGCGATTTCTTCGGTAGAAGGTAACCCATTGGCAAACCATGACTCTGTAGTCCACTTAAAATCTGCTGGTTTATCATAATTTATGAAAAGGAATCTCGGTTGATCGAGTTGAATGGGATTGCTGGGTTTGCTTTCTAATCCACTATATTCAACAGCGGTGACGGTGTAAGTGCCAAGTTCTACCAGACCTACATATACCAGTGGGGTAGCTTCATCAACAATATATAAAGTTTGTCCATTATCAACAATTCCACCTTTTGGGGGTGACCAATGATACTCTTCACCAGACACTGGAAGGGCAGGATATGGTTGACCGTTTTTATATATTTTATATCCCTTTATCTCTAGGTGGTTTTCTCCAGGAATCATTTGAATTGGGAAGCCAAAGGGCATTCCAAGATTTACATCATTAATGCGTAATAAAGGTGCGTCTGGTTTGCGGATAACTGTACAATACACATCAGTCTGTCTCTGGAATCGTAGTGGACCAGAATTTATAGTGCCTTTTGTTCCATTAGGAAATTTGTTAACCCATTCACCATTTTGAAATAAAGACCGCATCCAATTAGGTGTCATTCCAGTTGTATAATAATCTCGAAGTTCATCTGTTGCGTTTATAGCATCAGGCGCACGAATATTTTCTGGGATGAGGCGACCTTCCAATTGTGTTAATTGGAATCCTGTATCCTTACCCACTCCTGTAGTTCTAAAAACCTCGCGGGTTATATCCAAAAATCTATGATTTGAACCATTTGCGTCTTTTGTTTTACTCCCATAATGAATGACTTCAGTTGCCGCAGTGAAGAAACCCTCCTCTGGCCAACCATCATGCGATACAACGTTAATAGCGTCCGTAGTACCCCGGGGCATGAGTGTTGATAACGTAGCACAATTAGAATTAGGTCCATTAATTTTGTAGGTACTAACAAAGACAGCCTTTGTCCCGTCTGGACTTCCCTTCATATCTGCATCGTAAGCTTCTGACTGGTCACCTTGATTTTGACCTAGCGAGTTTACGGTTGGAAATACTAATCTAGTCCGTGGGGACGACATTCTGCGGTGTCCTCCAGAACGAATGTCCAATATATTGCCGCCACTGACTATCCATCGACCACCGGGGTCAGCGGCTCCTGGGTCAGAAGTGCGCTCATTTGCCAACAGGTGTCTATTGCTAGGGTATGGTTCGTCCCACTTACGTCCCGCTAATTGCATATTTCCGTTAACCACATATGATCCATCACCCGTCCAAGTTGGATGACCAGATTGTAGCAAGACCAGCGCGATGTCTTGTACCCCAGTGGTCGCATTTGTCCAAGTCCGACTTCGCCCAAAAATAGTATCGCCTTTAATTGTACCATGCCCAGGGACATCCAATTTCCAATTAATTTTATTTCGACTCATAACTGGTGGGTGATTTGGGTTAGGCAGTGGGCGTTTACCCGAACCATCACCAAAGCGCACAGGAAGTTGAGGTGACCACCCATCGGCAGGTGGAAGACTGGGTGGCGCAGCGAAGGTCACTGTTGACATAGTCACAGCCTCATATTCACCCCCAAACCCATATGCGCTGGCAGCAGGGGGTGCAGATGGAGGATCGGTGCGGGTGGGCGGTGAGACTCCGTCATTTGGGTATGGATATCGACCACCTGGATGCGCTTCGTTGTCTGTTTTCCAATCACGGAAACGCCTCACACCATACAGTACTGTGTCATCACCACTCAACTCGCCAAGATTCTCCACACCATAACATAAAATGCTATTAGTCTTAGTCGCCACATCATACTTTTTAACCTCTAGTCCAGAAGGATAATCAGTCTTATAAGAATCCGCAACAGTGTCAGTGACATTATGTACATAGTATAGTGTGTTGCTAGTCTTTGCCCAACGGGGATCGCGTCCGTTCTCAATAAAAATATTCTCCTCGGTTTCGAGGTCTATTATCATAATTTGCCGTCCAGCCTTCGAATTCGGATTAGCGAAATTCTCTGTACATATATAACGTCCATCAAAACTAAAGCACTGAGTATTATGGTAGTTTATATAATTTCGAACAATTGGGTCTTCTGCCAACAACCACATCTCATTCTGTGGACTTTGTGGATCGGGGTCTATAAATACCTGCCTAAGAGGAACAGATTGTTCAATCTTTGCCCCAGAGGATTGCATATTTCCACTTGCTACCCAATCGCCCGAACCAAGGGGTGGGACTTTATCTACATAGTAGGTATTGGGGTTTTGCCAAGAGGCATTGTTTAATCCTGGGTAATAGGGGTCAGTTTCAATATATTGGAGATTCTCATATAATTCATCATCTGCGTTTAATCCCTCAACGGGAGACATCAACACATACCAATGAGGATCGTTTGACTCAATGGTGGCGTTACCAGTAAGTAGATCGCCTGATGCTTGAATGGCGTGGGTAATCACCACCTGACAGGGAGGTTCCGCGATTGAGGCATTACCAGATATTATTGCAGGGGAAAAAGATGGGGATGTTTGAACGCCTCTTTTACCACTTCCAGAGGACAATGCTGTAGATGATAAAATATTATCTCCATTAGAAACTGATCCTCTAGTTGCATTGCCATCAATTAAAGAGGGAGTTGCGGTAATACTTATCAGAGGAATAGTCTGCCCCTTTTTTCCAGTTCCCCCTGCTATCGCGATGTCTGCTTGGGCGTTTCCCCTCAGATTGTATTGATATTCAATAAGACCATCAGCAGTAGAGCTACCTGTTATTAATCGCGTTATTCCAATGGTGTATACAGGTGGATTCTCTCTTCCTGCCCTTTCAGAACGGAAGTCCAACTCATTACCCAGAATATGGTTACCATAACCATCGGAGTCCACTTGCAACCAGTGGTTTTCGTCCATAGTGTTTATGGTATTAGAAAAGTCTGTCCAAGCATAAATTGATCCATCAGAATCTGCATCAAATGTTCTCGATTGAATACGGTCTAACTCAGCGAGATCTTTAAATTGGTTATCAAGATCTTCTATAGTAATATCAACTTTTACCCCTGCACTATCCCTATGAGACAGATTAGTTATATCGTTTATGCGGGAGCGATATACTATACCACTAAAAGGAGGTGAGGAATTATCTGATGGCATTAGGTTAATCTTCTCCGTATTTAAAATAATTTCTGTTGATCCATTCGCCAGCACCGAAAAGTTCTGCATCTTGTGAAGAACCAGTAGGATTTCCGTCAGCATCATATGCAAGCATAGTCAGACCCGCACCATCTTGCATTGGATAGTAGCGAGAGTTCGAACCATCAGTAAGTTCTACATTCCACACTATTGCCGATCCAAGGTTACTTCCACTTATATAATTGACTTTGACAACTTCGGATGGGGCGGTGGCGACAGTCTGAGTAGTGGTGGTGGAATTTTCGTTTACTTTGATAATCACAGAAACACTACTCGCTCCATGTTCTATAGTTACCTCAAACTCATCAGAAGAGTTGAGTTGATATATCGTAACGTCCTCAATTCCCCCACTATGCCTATATAAATAATGCAACTCGTTGTCTGCGGATATGGAAAGACCCACATCCGAAGCGGCATTGTCCCACATTAGTAATGCGTTTTGGCTAACAGCAGAAGGCAAACTAAATTTCAACTTTATTTTGAACCCCGAAGCACTTGTGGTTGTCCATTCAGGCACAGCAATATTTGTACCTTTCCATACAGAAATATTTGGATTTGACCATGCCACACTGCTTAAAGGTATATTTTTAATTGGTCTTGGTTCTTGATTCTCTTTGTAAGCAAGTAATTCGTTTCCGCTACCCTCTCTCATAGGATATTCAATTACATTTGCTCTAGTGATAGGGTCAAAGAAATACGCTCCCCATATATTACCCACAAAATTGTCACCTATAGAATCTACCCTTGGTTGGTTTTCAAGATTGACAGTATAGATACTGGTAATACCATTTGAGGTGGTGATTATATCTTTTCCTGTACCTGTTCCTTCTGATAACAGAGAAACTTTATAAGTTGTCCCCAATAAAACATCTTGCTGAACATCCAAATCTTTCAGGGTCAGTGTTGTTTCTTCTATATATCTATATACCAGTGTGCTTGGAGTTGCTGATGGAAATACTAAACCGTATTTATTTCCACCGACAGTGGCACTGAGTAACCATTGGTCACCTGTACCCATAATTTTTTTATTAAAGTAAATCTTTAAAGTTGTACTTGGGTTACTTCCATCCCAAGAGATAGGCAAGTGTAAATTGCTGTTATTAACATTATAGACGAATGTAGAAGGTTCTGGTAATAACACTTGAGGTCTAACATTAAGTTCAGTAATTTCAGAGTATCCTTCTTCACCAACTATTGCAGAACTTTCGACAGTTGATCCAAATATCTCTGTGCTTACAGGTTTAGCAGAAAGTTTGCTACTAATTTTAGTCTCCACCAAGACTTCACCATCCAAGTACGTTCCAGAAGGATGAATAAAATCTTTATAAACGTCCTTCCAAGCGTTAACCGCGATCGGTGTTTTGATGAGAATAGAGAACACTTGGTAATATGCATTATCAGTTATTCGCTTGTCACCAATATCAGGACCAATTGGAGAACCAGCAGGAAACCTTCTGTTTGTTTCTATTCTTGCCTTCGGATATCTTAATGGTCCGAATTGCCTTCCTCTATCGTCCACCTCATAATCTGGGGGTGATATTTCTCCATACTCCGCTAGGTGGTCTAACCAAGGGTCTCCTGGTTTTACAGAGTTCGCCAATCCTGGTTTTAGAAAAACTACAGACTTGCTATGGTAGTCTAAAATATAATCTATATTTTCCCTTAAAGAAAAATATAGATTGTAGGTGTATTTTTTCTTTGTCCTTATGACATAGGCGGTTATAGTAGCATCATTAATATAATTTGGTGGTATGTCTTCGTTGATGTAAAGAGAAGGGACTATTTCTATCAGTGGCGTAATAGCGAGGGCAAGGACTTCGGTCTCTCCATCGGTAAAATTAAACTTTAGTCTATCGCCAGGATAGAGTAATGTGACACTATTTCCCTCTAGATCTTTTCCAACTAAACGAATTTCAGATGTATAAAGCAATTTCTCCTGTAGGGGGTCGCCAACAGCGAATATCTCATCTCGTCCGTATTTAATATCAATATCAAACCCAAAAAAGATTTTAAAAAATTGTTCAATGGAAAATGGCGTACCTTTTGACCGATATAAAAGGTTTGATATTTGTATTGCAGATGTTTTGTTTGAGAAACCTTCAGTATAATTCTTACCGAGAAACAATTCTTCTCCAATGAATCGAAGAAGATGTGGTGTTACATCTACCATATCTCTATTATGTTGCAACTCATTTAGAAATTTTGCAGGACTATCATCAGCATCGTAAGACTCATAGTAGGTTTTAATAAACTCTACAAATTTTGGATAAATAGTTTCAAAGTTTGCTGGAAGTTCTTCCGACACAGGATACTTGTCTAACTTTAATGGAAGACGATACTGGTCAGTAAGAGTTTTATCAAGGCTCATCTATCACACCCTACTTGTTACTGTCACTGCATTTACTGTAGATTCGGAAGCGTCATATTTTAATATGCCACTAAACTTTGGTAAGATAGCAGATTCATTAGCAGGAATTCCAAAGACCTTAATATAGTTAGTCGCATTACCAGTAGCCTGAACATTGAGTTTGAGTATCTGGACATCACCAGTGATGGGGTCATAAGAACCCATATCATCTTTTATAAGAGTCCCTTCCATGTCAACCATTTCCAATTTATTGGAAGGTTTCATCTCAAAGACGACAGGCATTGCTCCAGAAGCAGAAACCATAACTTTATTGTTAAGTTTATTTCTTATATAAACCTTTTTGTTCAGGTATTTAAAAACCCCCGTTCTTACAACGGATGTGGTTATGTCTTCGGGGTTCTTGAGAGAAGAACCAAAAGTAAAATTCTGATTCTCTGGCAATGTGAGAAGTGGGACTATTCTTTTCTGTAATACAATCCTTGCTCTGGAGGATAATACTGAAGGGTCAGCATCGTCAACTTTTGTCAGCAAATTAGACCTACGGAATACTTGGGCGAACTTTCCAATGCTGACCTCAAAGTAATTTTTCACAGCGTTTTCCACAGACGCATCGACAACTGATTGGCTATCTGATCCGAGTAAAGGGTTGTATTGGTAAAACAACTTGGTAGAAACATAAGTTTCGCTTGGGGCGATGAATTTAATAATAAAAGATACGATAGAGAGTTCTTTAGTCAGACCTACAATTGCTGCTCGAAGTTCACTAACAGCAGTGCTACTCAGATTATCTTTCCAAACAATGGATGTAAATGTAGTTCCATACTCAGGAGGGACATTATCTTCTCCACCCCAACAGATGATATCAGTAATAAAGTTACCGTACTTACGCAAGATAAGTGCTTCATAATCCAGTGGAGTTACCATACGATTTTGTGCAGCGTACTGGAATGGTGCTTTCTTGCGAATAGATTCAATGTCCTCTTTCTCAGTACCACCAGCAGATGTTGTTAAAGTAGTTATTGTAACTAAGTCGGGGTTAACAGTATAGTTGCCCATTTTCAATGTGCTAGTTAATCTTAAATTAGAGATTCCATTAGCGATGGCACCACTTGGGCGAAGGTAATTTACACCGACAACATTACCCGCAACTGGTGTTTTGCCTAAAGAATTAAAAGAACCAAAGGTTAACTCGTAAAACTTATTTGGGGATTCGCGCAGAACATATAGAGTTGATTGATCTGTAATAGAAGAGGTTTCGAATATGTCATTATAAACAGTGTATGCACCTAGTCCACTTACAGCAACGCCAGGATCTGGGTAGACTTTAATAATTGCAGTAGATGCGTCTATATTCTTGTCGGGTATTACATAGAGAGCATTTTCAGTGTTATCCACCAAATATTGTTGATCACCAATCTCTCCCTCATAGACAACAATTGATGCTGATGCATCATCAAATGGAACAAAGTTATAAATTCCTGTGCCACCTGCGTCAGCAGTAATTGTTTTTCGATTTGAAAAAATATAGTCTACACCATCGACACTTCCAGACAACCTGACTTCTCCTGGTTTGAAAGAGTAAACCTGGTCGCCTTTAAAGGTAGTAGGGGGTCTGATAGTGATACCAACCGTTGATTGTGAAGAATTGCTAGTTCCAGGAATATAACCAAGACTTTCTGCTAAAGACACCACAGAGTTTCTCAACTGGGCGGTGCCGAGATATGATTCGTTCAATGCAAAGTTCGCAATCAGTCCACTAAAATGTGTATTGTATGCGAGGACATCTAGTAGATTGTTTAGACCCGAAGCTTCAAAGTCGTAGTCTGAAAATTCTGCGTCCTGTTGAAAATATACTTTAAGTTTAGATTTTATATCTTCAAAGTCTAACTCTGTTGATGTGATAGTTGTTGCCATTATTCTTACCTTAATCGATTCATATTAACGTCAATACTGACAGTCTCTTGCGTATTTAGTATCTGCACTATTACTGTTATCAATAGTGAATATCTTCCATCTGCATGATCCCAAAATCTTAAACTTGAAGCACCAGACGGTATTACTTTATTTACGCCAAGGTCGGTGAATATCACATCCTTCACAGATACTCTGGGTTCGTACTTTTCAATGGCAGTACGAACCGTCTGACTAACAACTGATGCTGATGCTGTCGCCTGAGACTCAAACAAGAAAGACCGTATGTTAGCACCGAATTTCGGTTTGAACGGTTTCTCGGTTTTATTAGTGAGAAGTATTGTTGTTATGCTTTGCTTTATTGCTGCAACGTCAACTTTCTTATAGATGTCTCCATGCTTGAGAAGATTACCAGCACCATCACTGTCATATACTGTCCCCAACTTTGGGAAAAAGTTTAAGTCTAAGTCGCTATAGAATTTATGCTTCTTAGTTACAAGAGTGGTGTCGGTAAGTCCTGGTGTTATTCTTCTTAGTGCCATTCTCAAACCCTATTTTGTATAACTTTATTTATACGAGTTCTAGTCAGTTATCTCAACAAGGGAACCAGAACTATACATTTTTCTATTAAAATATGTACAAACCTTTTGAGCAAAAGTTGCTTTGTAGTTTTTAGTTATTTTTGGCATAACGATAAGTATTTGTTGACCCATAACATCATCAGGTCTAGTAATATCGTAATCAAGACTTAGTTGGTCGTAGTTAAAAGTATCCCTAATATATAAAGAAACATCATATCCTGCACTATAATCAACTTTACCTCGCGAGTTGTACATAGTATATGCCACAGCACGACCTTCATACTTTAGTTGGTTTATTGTAATAGCACCAGAAACAATTGACTTCTGTGTACCTCCACCATCTTCTGTGCGATAGGGTTCTCTCCAATAACGATTTCCACTACCCTTAAACTTTT